CTTTCACGCTAGCTTCCCTCGGGGTTGACCAGAGATGGATCAACTTTTACCGAGAAGTATGCGCGCTTCCCTGGCATCTCCCCCCTAGTTGGGAGGTGATTGCCGGTCAGTCAGAGGTCGAGTGGACTGTTGGCCAGCCTTTAGGTTGGTATCCAGTCTTTAACTTGGCGCTGTCCATATCCTTAGGTGCCCTTGTACAGGGTGCCTGCTATCTATCTCGTGAAGATGATAGCTATGCCGCCGGTGACCTGAGCGTCCAGGTCGGTGATGACCTCGTTGTCTTTTCTGAGACGGCGGGCGAGCTGGTTACTGGGCTCTTAGGGGATTTGGGGGTCCCCGTCTCCAAGGATAAAACCTTGGTTTCGGATAGCGCATGTGAATTCTGTAGCAGGCTCATCACTTGCGATGATCAATACCCATCGTATAAATGGCGGTTGCCTAGTGATGACAACTTCTTCGACATAGTCAAGGCTCTTGGCCGTGAAGGCTATGCCTTATTAACCAGACGACAGCTGGCCATTGCAAAGATCCTAGAGACTGTTCCCGAACCTTGGGGTCTAGGTCTAAACCCCTACGGCCTTCCGATGGAGGTTCGGTTAGAACTGTTTTTAGAAGATCTGACGCGTGTCAGGACAGAGACTCAGCTGATTTCGGCTGGGTTGTACACTTTACGGAAGCTTATCTCATCCTCCGTGGTGCAGATGAGCACGTCGGATCATTTACTGAGCGACGTATCCGACCCCGACCAGGGGCTGGACGAACTCATAGCCAAAACCTGGGGACCAGCCGTCGACAAGCGGCTTTACGGTCCATGGTTGTCGTCAATGGCCCTGCAAATACAGGATATGTTGACGATTATGAGGAAACAGGAAAACCAATCCGGTAATTACGCGCAAGCGTATGTCCGTGAGAGGCTCGTCGCTAAGTTAAGGGATGTAATCCCTCCTTTCATAATGGACTCCTTGAAAGAGGAGATCCGTGAGTACGGGGAATGTGAAGCACTTGCCAACTGGTTCCAGAGTGTCCGGGCAACCGGCGCTTTGAACAGGAGGCCACCTAGTGCTAGGCTATCCCTTGTGCAACGCGTCAATATGGCCTACAAGCGTTTAGTAGGC